GCTTCAAGATTTGATATGAATGGGTATCCCCGACTTTGCAATTCGCATTCGCCGCGGAATTGTTCATATTCAGTTAGGACGCGTCAGAATTCGCGCCGTTGTTGCAGTTGCCGCCGACAAGGGCGCAAAACGCGCAAGACCGCACAGGGCGCACACCATATCCCTTTTATTTCATTTTTCCGTCATTTGCTCCTATGTTCCGGGGGAATTCTCCCCCGCGCCCCCTGCGCAGCTTACGCTGCGGAAGGCTGTTCACAAGAAAGGGAAGCCCCGACGTACCAATGCGCAGCCGCCGCGGAAGAGTTCAGAGCCACGCAGGACGCGTCACAAGCCGCGCCGTCGGCGCAGTCGCCGCCGACAAGGGCGACTGCCACAATCGTCAGGTTTATCCAGTAATATGCACACAGATATGTGCTGCTTGATGCGCCCACTGTTTTCGGGAACCTGCCCCACCTTGTCATGTACTGGTCTTTCTGGTAGCCGCCAGTCGTGCAGGCATCCACCAGCGTGTCAGTGTACCCTGCGCCCGTCACGTTGTAGGGCGGCGACATCTTCACCTTGATGCGCCCGTGGTCGCAGATATACCCTGCCAGCCTGTCCCAGCGGTTGCCCCAGTATTTTTCCATGTGGAAGACCTTCACTTCATGCGTCGTATCGCTGTAGCCGAAGAACTGCCCTTTATCGTCCAGCGTCCCGGTCGGCAGATGCCCGTAGTTGTTCGCTGCATCCCCTTCCAGATATCCCGTCGATTCGCCTTGACCGAATTTCGCCTGCGAATTCTCCGACTTGCTGATGATGGTCAGCAGGCTGTTGATAAGGTTCCGCCTGCACCACGGAATAATCGTCCAGATGCTCCCGTTTGCCGCCGCCCGGTTCATCTCCGTCTGTGCGTTGGTACTGTACATCAGCACCTTCCCGGACAGGCTCCGCAGCTTCGCGCCGTCATAGCTGCCGCCGTAGATAGGCATGTACATGATATCCGCCACAGTGCCGTCCGCCCTGCGGTATGCGTCATCGTGGTAGCTGCTGTCCACCCTTGTGTCGGACACGATGATGTATTCATAGTTCCCGACTTCATACTGGCACAGATACATCTTCGGGAATGCAGACATCGCATTCAGCGCGGTCGAAGCGTCCGTGATTTCGGATGCCGTGCCGTCTTCCTTCAGGCTGTAATCGTTGGGATTCAGCTTATAGGCTTCCGTGCCGTTCGCATTCAGCATCACAGGGTAATTCCCGGCCACGAAGAAGATGCTTCCCCAGTCGCCATAATCGAATGTCCCTTCCGTGAAGTTCATCTTCGCCGGATTCATCCCGACCGCATCATACAGGTATGTCACCCGCGTGTCAGGATTGCTGTCTGCCTTGTTGATTTTCACACCATAGCGCTTCACGTTGCTGAATTTCCCGTCTGCATCCTGAAGCGCTTTCAGGATGCCCGTGGTATCGGCTTTCACCGCGTCCAGCGTTTCCTTGTCTGCCACAAAAATCTTGTCACCTTTTGCCATTTTTCTTTATACCTCCTTCAGATATACTTTTCCTGCATCTATCCCGATTGTATATACTATCCCGGTGCTGTCGTCCGACATGGAATTGATGCCCGCCGCGATATTTTGACACGCTGCCGCCGCTCCTTCTGCTGCCGTCTTCGCGCTGTTCGCAGCGGATGCCGCCGTGTTCGCAGCGGACGCTGCCTGCTGCATGTTCCCGGAAAAATTCTTGACGGTCTGCGCCAGCTCCTGCATACTCCCGACATCGAAAACCACATCCAAGTCAAGAAATTCATGTTCCCCGTCTCCGATGCGCAGGATGTAGGTTCCTTTCGTCGTCAGCTCCACACCCCATTCATTTTCTTCCAGAATCCGCCCGGATTTCCTCCACTGCTCCGTCGTCCCCTTTTTGGGCTTGATTGTCCATGTTGCCATCTTCTGATGCTCCTTCCTGTTTTATTTCACACCCGCCCGGCATCCGCTTCGCATTCCTCCGTCGTGAATGGTGTCCCGCCATCGCAGCACATCGCATCTATGCTAAACGGATTCCCGCCGCTGATGACATTACCTATTCCGCCCTTCATGTCCAGCATCTGCTCATACAGCTTCTGCTGTTCGTCCAGCGTGTCCTGAAGCTCCTCTTCCGTCCTGTACAGCTCTTCCGCACGGTCTGCCGCTGTATTTGCCGCCTTCGCTGCGCCAGTGGCTTCTGCGGTCGCTGACTGCATCCGTACCAGCTGCTGCTGCCGCGCTATCTCCGCGGCGATGCGCTGCTCTTCAGCCTGCTGCCTGCTGCCCTCTTCCAGCTGCCGGGCGGCTTCTGCCTTCGCCCTTGCGCTCTCCGCAATCTTGAAGGCTTCTTCTGTGTCCAGAACCTGCTTCCGCGTTGCCATCATCCGGTCTATGTACTCCTGCACCCGGTTGTCCAGCACGGTCATCTCGTTGCTTGACAGGATGGCGGCTTCGTTTCTCATGCTCTTTTCGATTTCGATTGTGAAGGCTGCGGAAGACAGAATCAGCTCGCCGGATGCCGTCCGCATCTCAATGTCGCAGTGTGCCGTCCCGGCAGCTGCCAGCGCCTGATTCGTCAGCTGCACCATGACACGGTTGCCATCCTTTTCGCATTCGTTATAGCAGAATTTCCCGTCAGGCTTCTGGATGTTCGCGATCAGTCTCACATCGTCCGGTATCTGGAATTCGTTTCCGTTGTTCATCAGCTGCACCCGAAGGAAGCGCGTCGCCTTGTCCCCCTGCTTCGCCGATGCCAGATAATACTGCTCTTCGCCGTATAGGTCTATCTGGATGTCTGTTATCATCTGCATGGCTTATTCCTCCCTTCTCTCAAAATACAGACAGCCCTTTTCCACATCTATCCCCATTCGCCAGACGCTCCCATCAGATGCCGCGATGTCGTTCTTCGTTTCCTCCTGCTCTGCCAGCTGCTCCTCCACGGCCAGCTGAAGCTCCGACATGGATTGCTGCACTGCTTTCGTGTCCGCCGCCTGCTGCTCCTTCGTCGCGTAGGTCTGGCCAGCCGTCAGCAGCACTTCCTTCTTCGCCGCTTCGATTTCCTCTTCCAGTTTCTTCTCCGTAGCATAGCTTTCCAGCTGCTTGTCGATATAGGTCTTTGTCGCCTGCGCTGCTGCTGTTGCCGCTTCGTCCGCCACCTGCTGTGCCGTTCCCTTTTCCAGATATCCGTCCGCCACGTCTTTCAGGATTTCCGTCTTCATCCCTTCCAGTGACAGCCGGATTTCCTCCGTCGTGATGTCGGATTCCTTGTCCATGGCTTCCGATGTGTTTGCCGACGATGCCCCGATGGCTTCCTCCACCGCTTCTTCCTTCAGCTCCTGCTGGATGTCTGCGAAGGTCTTTTTTGCCGTTGACAGCTGGCAGGTGTTGTCCTGCGGGGACTGCGGATATTCTACAATCTGCACAATCCGCATCTTCTCCTTGATGCCCCGCGACTTCGACACCAGCGTCACCACATCGCCCAAACTATAGGCAAGGATGTCCCTGTACTCCTCCGACGCTTTTGCAAGGTCAATCACGTCGGCTTCATAGGTCACGGTCGGGCGGCATATTTCCGCCAGCTTCAGCGCCGCATCCTCCGCCAGCGAATCCACCAGCGTGTAGCGCTCGTCCTTCCACACCTTCATCAGCTTCTTCTTGCTGTAGGAATAGTTCTCCACATAGTCCTTCCCGCCGATGTTGATGGTCAGGCCGTCCTTGCCGACTGGCTTCAGCTGTGTGTAGAATTCATTCGTCGTCATCGTGTAGGAAGGCGGCTGCCGCAGGTTGACCGCTTCCATGAAGTACACCCCTTTGTCCCCGCCTATCTGTTCATAGATGTCGATGACCTTTTCCTTCGTGTGGTACTCTACTTCCACTTTGTAGGTGCTGATGCACTGCCCGATGATGTCCAGCGCAGTGCAGGCGCTGTCTTTCCGGATTGTCCTTTTCTTCGTGATGCCGCACTTCCTGACTTTCCATCCGGTTCCCAGCAGCGCCACAGCCAAGCATCCCGCGATGGTCTGCTCCACTGTCTCGAAGGCCGTGAACGACTTCCCTTGAAGCTCTTCCAGATTCAGCACCGCCTTGTATTTCATGTATTGCTTTGACGTGCTGATTTCCTTCAGGATGAATTCATCTTCCCGTGTCACGATGTAGCATTCATTCTTCAGGTGCTTCACCCCTTCGCCGTTCTTCGGATATTGGAATGACAGTTCCTTGTCGCCGTCCGCCAGCTTCTTCTTGACCGCCAGCTTCGTATAGTCTTTCAGAAGGCACAACCGGACGCGCTCCTGTGAAAATACCTGCATCTTCTGCCCTCCTTATAGCCACATCGGCCTGTACCGGATTTCTATGTCGCACTTGTTGCTGCTGAAGGTGATGGTGTTCTCTTCGCCGTTCGTCAGTACGGGGAATTCCCACATGTCGCACTCTCCGAATTTGTTCAGGCCGCCCTCCATGACCGTCCCCTTCTCCCCGTCGATGATGACATCCACATCCTTCTTCAGATTCCCGATGATGATGTCATACTCTCCGAATCCGGATATTATCAGCTGCTGAAGGTCTGTCGTCGGGCGCACTGTTATGATGCAGGGGGCGGGGCGCGTCCCAAGCGTCGTGAATTTCGCCCCCCGCACTCCCGTGTATTCGTTCACCACTTCCGCGTCCACCAGATAGCCGTTGAATTGAAGCGTCAATATGTACCGATTCGCCTGTTTTGTCTTCGCCAGATTGTTCGACGTTATGTCGCCGATATAGCTGCCCTTGTACCCGTCCAGCTTCAGCTCTGTGCGCTGCTTCATCAGCGCAAGGAATTCAGACACCGTCCGGATGATTTCGCTTCGCCCGCTCCCCCGGAAAAGGATGGTCAGCTTCAGCGTCCCGTACTGGATTTCTGTTTCAAATTCGTGTGGAGTGGCCGCGCCTTCCAGCCACTCCGTATTCGCTTTGAAGGAAGCGGGCTGAAGGTCTGCCGTCAGCTGCTTCGCATTGTATTTCCTGATGTCGATTCCGTTCACCTTCATCCGCCCTTACCTCCTCCGCTCATATTCCTTGATGATGTTGTCCTCCACAAGCTCCGTCGTCCTCTCCGCAATCACTTCGCCGTCCATCTCATTGACCACCGTGACCTGAATCCTGTACGATTGCTGAAGCTGCTCGAATTTGCTGTCAAGCAGCGCGGACAGCTGCGTGTAGAACGGCGCAAGCGGAAGAATCGCTTCGTCCCCTGCTTCCCCTCCGGCAAATAGCGTCGTCCCGCTCCCTCCGAATAGCGTAGGCTCCGTCATGATGCCGCCGTTTTTGTACCACTCTATCGAAAAGTGTGGCACGGAAGGCGGATTCAGGCTGAAGCTGCCGCTGATTGTAGGATGCGGCATCTTCAGATGCGGAAGTGACCATGAAAAATTGAAGAAGCCCTTTATCTTGTCTATCGCATTCTTCACGGTGTCCCTTGCCGTGTTTATAGGATTCATGATTGCGTTTTTGATGCTGTTCCACACCGATGTCACCGTGGATTTCACGCTGTTGAAGACGGATGACACCGTGGACTTTATGCTGTTTATCGCCGTGGACACTGCGGACTTCGCTGCGTTAATCGGTGTCGTCACGGCTGTTTTCACCGCATTCCAGACCGTCGTTGTGGTGGACTTGATGCCGTTCCAGATGGATGACACCGTGGACTGCACTGCACTGAAGACGGATGTCACTGTGTTCTTGATTCCGTTCACCACGTTCGTGATGGCTGTGCTGATGGCATTCCAGACCGTTTCCAGCACGGTCTTGATGGCATTTATCACGTTGGTGATGGTGTCCTTGATAGCATTCCAGACCGTACTGATGGCTGTGCTGATGGCATTCCAGACCGTTTCCAGCACTGCCCTGATGGCTTCCATCACCGTTTCCAGCGTGGCCTTCACTGATTCGATCGCCGTGGAAATAACGCTCTTTATTGTCTCCCATACGGACATCACGGTGTCCTTGCAGTTCTCCCATATAAAGCGGAATGGCGCTGTTATCAGCTCGAAGGCTGCGGAAAACAGTTCCACGATGAACATGATGGCGACCTGTATCACGTTCTGGATGGTCTGCCAGATGTTTTGTATCGTCTCCCAGCATGACGTGAATATGCTGCTTACTGCCTGCCACACGTTATTCAGCCATTCGGACACAGTCGTGTATATCGCGTTCCATATATTCCCGAAGAAGGATGAAATCGCTTCCCATACCGTGCTTACCACGCTTGAAATCGCTTCCCATGCCGCAGACAGCACCTGCTGGATGACTTCCAGCGCCCCGCTGAATATTGCCTTTATCGCTTCCCACAGCCCCGTGAAAATGCCCTTGATGCCTTCCCCGGCTGTCGTCAGGTCAAGCGTGAACACTCCCACAATGAAATCTATCACACCCTGAAATACTGTCTTCAGGTTGTCGAAGATGCTCCCCACCGTCTCGAAGACTGTCTGGAAAATCGGAAGCAGCGTGGCCGTCAGCCAGTCCACAATCGGCTTCAGCGCATTGTCCCACAGCCATTGAAGCATCTGTATCACCACATTCAGAATCGGGATGACCGTCGAATTCAATACCGTGTAGATGCCATCCCATGCCGCCATCACAGTCGTCATTATGAAATCCGCCAGCGGCAAAAGCACCATGTTCCACAGCATCGTCAGCGTGTCCGCAAGGAATGAAATAATCGGTGTCAGTACGCTCCCGATGAATTCACCCAGCGGGCGCAGCACGTTCTCCCACAGGTTTTGAAACGTGGTCAGCAGGTTCGGCAGCACCGTCCCCGCAATCCATTCCAGCGCCGGAATCAGGATGTCCTGCCATGCAGATGTCAACGCGCCCATGACAAAATCCGCCAGCGGCTGAAGCATCTGCATCAGGCTCTCCCATGCCGCCCGCAGGTCAGGAATCACTGTGCCGGATATGTATTCCAGAATCGGCTGAAGGTTCGCCGTGAAGGTGTTCCATATCTCCATCAGGGAAGCCCTGACATCCTCGTTTGTGACGGCCACATACGCAAGCCCCGCCACCAGCGCGGCGACTGCTGCCACCGCTATCCCGACCGGGCTTGTTATCGCGGCCAGAATCGTCGAAAATGCCCCCGTTGATGTCCCGGCGCTGGCTGCCCCGATTCCCAGCTTTGCAAGCGCCGCAGACAGCGTCCCCAGCCCGGAAGACACGGATGCGCTGAATGTTATCAGCTTGCCGACCACAATCAGCAGCGGGCCGATTGCTGCGGCGACTGCTGCCACGGTCACGATGACCTTCTGCGTCCCTTCGTCCATGCTTGCGAATTTATCCACAAGATTCGACACCCATGTCACGGCATCCTTCACATACGGCATCAGCATATTCCCGATGGTGATGGACACCCCTTCCAGCTTCGATTTAAGGCTTGTTATCTGCCCCTGAAGGTTGTCCTGCATGATTGCAGCGGTTTCCTTTGCGCTGCCGCTGCACTCGTACAGCTCCGACGTGAATCCTGCCACTTCGTCGCTGCCTGCATTCAGCAGAAGGTTCAGCCCCTTGACGGAATCAGCGGTAAATGTTGACATCAGCGCCGCGTTCTTCTCCGCGTCTCCCATCCCGTCCGTTGCCGCTTCCACTTCCTTCAGGATTTCCGTCATGTCCCTGTAGTTCCCGTTCGCATCCACCACCTGCACATTCGTGTCGCCGATGGCGATTGCCCCGTCCTTCATCTTCGCGGTCATGTCCCGGAAGACAGCCGTCAGCGCCGTGCCTGCTTCGCTGCCCTTCAGTCCCTGATTCGCCATTATCCCCAGCAGCCCGGTCGTCTGCTGGATGTCGTACCCCATCGCATTCGCATTCGCTGCGCAGTTTTTATATGCTTCTGCCAGCTGCTCCGCGCTTGTGTTGGAATTTCCCTGCGCATACGTCATCAGGTCGGCCACTTCTGTCGCCTGCGACGCTTCCATGGAAAAAGCTGACAGATAGTCCGTCACGACATCGGATGCCTTCGCCAGCTCCATGTCTGTCGCTGCTGCAAGGTTCAGGATGCCTTCCATCGCAGAAACGGATTCTTCCGTCTTCCATCCCGCCAGCGCCATATATTCAAACGCGGACGCTGCTTCCGATGCGGAAAACTTTGAATTGCTCCCCCAGTACAGGGCGGATTCCGTCATCTTGTCCATGTCGTCGGCAGTTGCCCCGGAAATCGCCTGCACCTTCGACATCTGCGTCTCGAAGCTGGCCGCCGTGGTGACGGATGCCGTGCCGACCGCAGTGACCGCTCCTGTGACCACCAGCATCTTCTGCCCGGCATCCGTCACCGCGTCCCCGACCTTTCTGGCCTTCTCCGCGTATTCGTCGAATTTCTGCCGCGCAAGCTCCGCGTTCACATCCCGCAGCTGTAATTCCAGCTGTGCCAGCGCTGCTTCGGACTGCGCCACGGCTGCTTCCTGCTGTGCCAGCGCCGTCTCCTGCCTTCCGATAGACCTTTCCGTGTTCGCCAGCTGGCTTTCCAGCCTGTTCAGCTCTTCCTTCAGGCGCTTCGATTCTTCAGAATTCTTTCCCGTGGCTTCGCAGCTCTGTTCGTATGCCTGCTTCGCCGCGTCCACCTTGCCCTTCAGCTCTTCGTGCTTGCGCTTCGTCTTGTCTAAATTTGTTTCTAAGTCGGAATAGCGCTGCTTTGTGTTCGCGACGGTCGTCCGCTGCGCTTCCATCTTTGCGGTCAGCTCCGTCACTTTAGCCCGCAGGGCATCCGATTGTGTGCCATACATCTTCGCCTGCGCTGCCGCAAGGCTGTATTCACTGGACAGCTGCTTCATCTGCGCGGTTGCCTGCTTCATAGCCTGCTGGTATTCACTTGTCGATGCGCCGATGCGGATTGATGCCTGCGCCATCCTGCACACTCCCTTCTGCTATTTCTCGTTGATTGTCAGGATTTCAAATTTTACATAGTCCAGAAGGCTCATGATGTCCGATTCCATGCACTGCGTGTATGAATTCCGGAATGCCCGGATGCACATTTTCACCACCCTGTCCAGATTCTCCCGGCACACCCTCCACACGTTCCCGGCTTCCTTCTCCTCGTTGTAGCCGTTCTCTTCGTCGTACTCGTCGAATGCAGATTTTTCCTGCTTCTCTGGATGCTCCGGATTCAAGTCAAGAAATTTCTGTGTGATGACTTCCTGCATCGCGAAGTGGATGTCCTTCGCTGCTGCCAGCTGCTCCACCACGTCGGCCTGCGCCAGCTCCCGCTCCGATATGCCGAAGATGTCCTTCAGGATTCTCCCGTTGAAGCGGAAGGCGGATGCCGCGCCGCTGCCGTTGTTCTTCTCCATGACTTCCGTGTACCGCCTGTACATCTTCGCCGACACCGAAGTGCAGACATATTCTTTCTGCCCGCACACCAGCGTCAGCTCCGGAATCACTTGCCACTCGTAAAATTTGCCTGAAACTTCTCTGACTTTTCATTCACGGCTTCGCCCACACCGATTTCCACGGCGGCGAATTCCATGATGATTCCGTCTACCCCCAGCCCGGTCTCCCTGTCCTTCAGCTCCTCGACGGTGAATTGATTGTCGTACAGCTCCACGATACACTCCATCATGCTGCGGAACTGTTTTGCGGTATAAAGCCCGCTCTTCTTCTCCGTCCCCATGATGTCATCCCGCACTTCCAGATAGTGCATGTATGCGTCCGTGTCCAGTTTCTTCGGAAGCTGGTACTGTTTCCCGCCCACGATTACACAATGTTTCTTTGTTTTAGCTGCTGCCATCTTCTCGCCCTCCTATGCGTTCCTTATCATTCGCCTGTTGCCGCAGGTCTTTCCTGCACCTTCCCGAACCAGTTCTCGATCGCCGTCTTCGCGTCCTTATGCTCTGCTAACAGGTTGCTTTCATCTACCTGAATCTGGATGTCCCCGTCGATTGCCCGCTCGTAGAAACTGCCCTTCAGCGTCGCCGTCTGCGTGGTCACTTTGTCCGCTTCGGTCTCGTAGTTGTCGTCGTACCCCTGCCCGAACGTCCCGACGTACAGCCAAGAAAATTCATACTTGCCGTTCATCTTCTTCGCCCTGTAGCCGACCGCCACCTCCGGCGCTTTGTCGTTCTTGTTTTTGGTCAGGAATCCGTTTTCGTACAGATGGCCGAATACAAGGGCTTTATCCTGCGGCGCAAGGCTGTTCACCTCGAATTCCACGTCCGTCCCCTCGTAGCTCTCCGTCACTTCCTCCACCCCGTCGTCGGAATAGATTTTCTCCGTGGTGTATTTGTCAGACACCTTCCCCTTGATTGCCCTTGCCAGCTTCACGGGCGTGTCCGTCGTGTACCCGGTCGCGGTATTCTCTATCACCCGCGCAACATGCAAGTCACGGAAGGACTTCGTCCTGCTCCGTACAATGACCTTTGCTTCTTCTGACATGTCTTATTCCTCCTTATCTGCTTCCTGCGCATACATGAAGCGCATCGCGTTGATGAAGACCTTCGTGTCCGTTTCAAGCTCGTCATTCCCGCCCATGTAATAGAACCCGGCCTTCTTCATCAGTTTCTTGATTCTTTTCTTCAGGCTTATCTGGTCTTTGCCTGACCATATATTCACCTGCACGGAAGCGACTTCCACTTCCGCGTCATCATCCGCATGTGCGCCGTCATAGTCACCCAGCGACCACAATGTCACATGCAGCTTCTGCATCTTCTCGTCATACCAGCCCTGCCGCACGGTGATTCCGCCATCAGATACAGGCTTCAGTGCTGCCGACGCAAGCGCTATAATGTCCACATCCATCACCTTCCTAACTTCGCATTCAGAAGCGCCTGATATTCGCTTTCAGCTATCCGGGAATACTCCCCGTCGCATTCTTCCAGCGTGTTGTAGATGAAGTCCTGCGGCGGCTGCTTCGTCGTCCCCCATTCCACAAACTTCATATAGAACCAGCTTTCTGCATCCCCTAGCAGCGTCCAGCCCACTTCCGCCTGCTTCGCGGTGACTTTCTTCGGCACGTTGTCCTTTGCGTGTCCGGGCGGCCTGTAGCCTTTTTTCCCTGACTTCGCATTATTTCCTGACCGTGGCATGTGCGCCTTCATCCGCGGCTCCGTGGCATCTGCGCATCTCTGGTATATCTCCCGGTTCGTCTTCCGGATTTCCGCTTCGTCCGCCAGTGCTTCCAGCTGCTTCTGAAGCTCCTTCAGCCCCTCGAATTCCAGTGTCACCCGCATGTCGCGCCCTCCCTGTGTCAGAATCTGACACTATTCCGTGCGGTTCGCCTTCAGCTGCACGAACTGCTTTTCATTCTTCCGGAAGTCGATGGCGAAGATGTCATACTCCTCGCCGTCGTACTCCACATAGAATTCCTTCAGTCGGTGCCGCATCTCTTTGATTTTCCTGCAATACCGCACTTCAAAGACGATGGTATTCTTCAGGCGGATTTCCAGCGCTTTGTACAGCTCCTGCCCGTACAGGCTGCCGACCTTGCACCACGGTTCATGATGCAGCAGCGGCGGCATATCCTCGCGTCTCCCGTCCACCGTCTTCTCCTGCCTGCGGTAAATCTTGATTTTCCCGTCCGGCATCCCGTCACCTCAACATTTCCTTCAGCATCATGGACTGTATGGCATACCGCATCTTCTCCTGCGATGCTGCCATGTTCCCCCTGCCGTCGTACAGTTCCTTCACATAGGAAAATATCAGCAGCTTCTGCCTGTTGGTCGGCGCGTCCCGGTCAAACTTCGGAATCACTTCATCCATCTCGTCCAGCACGGCATCCAGCATCAGCTGTATGGTGGCATCATCGTCGTCGAAGTCCACCCGCAGATATTCCTTCAGCTTTTCGATGTCCATTGTCCGCCCCTCCCTTCAGGCATCTGCTGCCGAATTTATCCCGCGACTGCCTGCGTGATTTCCCCGGCGATGACTGCCGTCTCGTCCACTGCCTGCACGTCGAAGCGGTCGCGCACCTTGATTCCTGTCAGGTCTTTCGCCCACAGGTCGCCCGCTTCCGTGGACAGCTCCACGCTGATGTGTTCGCGGTCGAAAAGCGTGATGGCTTCCTTCAGGTCTCCGATGAATACCGGATATTTCACTGCCGTCACTTCTTCGCCGCTCTTCACTTCGATATTCTTCAGCGTCTTGTCACTCACTCTATGCACAGGATAGACACCGAAAAGCACCCGCTTCGTCTTGTCGGTGACATCGGGCTGCATGATGTAGTTGCCGTCTCCGTCCTTTATCTTGTCCAGATAGTTGAAGCCGGACTGGTTCGTCAGGACGATGGACGATGCAGCGATGGACGCGTCCAGCTTCACGTTGAAAACATCCTTGAAGTCGTCGAAGGTCGCCAGCGGTATTTCCTTCCCTGCCGTGATCTCCTTCAGCTTCTTCAGGATTGCAAAATTTCGCGTCGCCCTGGACTTCTTCGCAATCCACTTGTTGATGTATGCAAGGATGTTCGTTGCGCTGTCCTTCAGCAGCTCCTGCGTGGTCTTCAGGATTCCGCCCTTCTTCTTGATTTTGTACTTAATCTGGCGAAGTTTCGGTGTTTCCTCCTCCGGGAATTCCTCCCCTTCGTCCACGTCGCCCCACGGTGTATTCGCCGCATCCACTTCGATGACGCGGCTTCCGGACAGCGTCGTCACAGGCTCCACGTTGACATACTGCTGAAGCTCGTCTTCCGACCTGCGCAGTTCGATGATGTCCGTCCGGATGTCCTGCGGCACGGTGAATCCCCCGTCTGACAGCCCATCTTCGTCCGGCTCCGCTTCCGTCATCATGTCCATGATTTTCGCATCCTCTTCCGGCAGCTTCCTCTTCTTCAGTCCGCATACGATGCGGTTTGCGAACGCACGGATGATGTCCTTCTTGTCCGGTTTCTTGTCCTTTCCGGTGATTCCGTCGCCCTCGTCCAGATGCTTCGCCTTCCCGCTTCCGATCGCGTCCTCGATGTCCCCTTCCTCCTCCTCGTCAATTTCCATCAGGATGTTGAAGCGTTCCTGCATGTCCACCAACTCTTCCTTCGCAGCCTTCGCTTCCTTCGTCTTGCCCTCCGCCGCAAGGCTGCGGATGGTGTTCTTCTTGTCATTGATTTTCTTCAGTAATGCTCTTGCTTCTTTGCTCATTCTCTTTCTACCTCCGTTTTTTTATCAGGTTCCATACAGGTCTAAGTCATCCAGCAGGTCGTCAAGCTCCTTCTGCTCCTCCGCCTGCTGCCGTGCTGCTGCATCCTCCACGGATTCCGTCCGGATGCCCTGCGGCTTGTTTCTGTAGCTGTCCATCATCCAGCTGACACATGCCGCGATTACAGGACGTTCTTCGACGGTGATGTCGAATACCTCCTTCGCTTCCTCCCCGTTCATCCACGTCTCCGCGTTTATCAGGCCAGTGACTTCTTCCTCCGTCACACCCTCCTTCGCCTTCAGCATGTAGATGTCGGTGATGCTCTTCTGGCACTTGTCCAGCTCCACAATCATCTTCGCAAGGTCGTCAGCGTTGCCCCACACGATTGTAGAAGGCTTGTGAATCATTATCTGCGCACCGGATGCCATCACTATTTCATCACAGGCCATCAGGATGACAGATGCGATAGAAGCCGCAAGGCCATCGACCACCCCCGTCTTCCGCCCGGTATGACGCTTCAGGATGCTGTGAATTGCAATCCCGGCGAACACGTCACCGCCGCCCGAATTGATGTAAATGGTCATCGGGGCGCTTCCGTCGATGCCCGACATGAAGTCGGCGATGTCCTGCGGGCAGGTGTCTTCCATTGACCACGCGTCCCATGAAGTCGATACGATGTCGCCATAGATGTACAGCTCTATCCCTCCGGCCTGTTCTGCGTCCTTCAGTTCCATGTACCCGGTGTTCTCGACTTTTTTGGTTTTAGGATTTTTTCTTGTGAAGTCCATCCTCTTCTTCATCATCTCCACCCCCTTCCTTTTCCTCGCCGTTGCCGTCCGTTTCGGCTGTCTCCTGCTCCGGCTCCTCCTGCTGCCCTTCAGATTCCCCGTCTTTGCCGCCTGATGGTGTCGGCTCTTCCGTTTCCTCTTCTGGCTGCTCTATAGGTTCATCAGGCTGCGCATCCGGTTCCTGCTGCCCCGGCTGCCCTTCCTGAATTTCCTCTTCCTCCTGCTGCGGTTCCTCCCCGTCCGGCTCCCCGCCTTCCGCGTCCACACCATACTGCTTCCCGACCTCTTCCAGCGGGATGTAGCTGCCGTTCACTATCAGCTTGTCGCCGCCTTCCGCGTCCATTAAATCCAGCTTTCTGCGGCATTCGTTCGGCTTCTGTATGCCGTTGTTGATGGACGATGCCATGATTTCCATCTGCGTCTTGCTGTCCGTCCGCAGCAGCACCTTCTCATTCAGCTTGAAGTATTTTCCTTCTTCCTGCTCTTCCTCTGACAGCAGCTTATAATTCACTTCTTCCTCGTACTGCTTCATGACAAAAAGCATCGTGTCCACATAGAAGGACAGCTGCTGCATCTCGCTGTTTGAATAGCTGCTTTTTTCATAATCGTTTATCTGGTTCGGCTTGATTCCGAAGGCCGCCGCAATCTGAAGCGCGGAATACTTCTTCAGCTCGATGAATTGGCTGTCTGACAGCTTGATGTCCAGCGGTGTCAGCTTCATTCCCAGCGGCACAGGCAGGATTTTCCCGGTGTTCTTCGTTCCTGCCCCGTACATCTCAAAAGCCTGAATCAGCTTATTCTTTGCTTCTTCGTTCAGGTCTCCGGAATATTCCAGCGTGGCCTTCGCCGTCAGCCCGTTCTGGTAAAGGTTGTTCAGGAAGTCCTGCGACGCAGCTGCGCCGTCCACCGTGCTTTTCAGGATGTACTGCACCGGAAGCCCGGTTATGCCGTCCAGCGAATGCGATGTCTTGAAGTGCAGCACTTCGTCGGTGCTGAAGACGTACTGCTGCCCGGAATATTTGTCATTGTAGACGTACCAGATTTTCCCTTTGCCGCCAAAATATCCGGCATCATCCACCACAATCTGCACACAGTTCGACGGCATCACCCACATGTCCAGCACGTTCAGCTCCCCGCCGTATTTCTGCCGCTTGAATTTCTGCCGCACATAGACATAGGCATTCCCGAAGTGGTTCCTGTTCATCTCCACGGTGTTCCAGAATGTCGTCGGTGTCATGAATGGATTCGGCCTTGTTTTCATCAGCCGGGCGACATCCGTCTCTTCCGGTTCTTTGATGCCGTTCTTCGTCTTCTGGTAGAATTTCCACGGCATTTTCGCCATGGTCTCCGACATCATCTTCAGGCATGTGAAGTATGTCACTTCCTGAAGCGGCTCCGACTTCTTTGTCCGCCTTATCCCCAGCCATTCAAGAAAAGATTCGTCTTCCATCTTCGGCGACGTTGGTGTGTCTATCGTGTTCA